GGGTGGCTCCGTCAGTCATCTAATCTCTGCACGATCCACGTTAGGCGTAATCCGTCTCAACCGTGCAGAGTTCACCATCAGTCATCAGTTCTAAACCATAGATAGGTAATAACATGGGTGATATACACACTTACTTTCCTGCTAAAAAAACAGAAGAACCTAAACCAAGTCATAACCTAGAACACCAGTTGCACTCCAACTTGGTAACGTGGAACGACTTGGTACGACAATCCCCGCTGAACCGACTACGCTTCTACGACGCACAGTTAGCCAGAGGCATTGAGGTGAACCGAGAGCGTGTAGCCGAGTTAGTGCGTGAGGCTGGCCCTGCTGCTGTGCTGTCTGACCGTGACGCAATTGGGCTTGTGAGACAGTTATGGGGTGAGAGGGCTGTGGAGAAATTAAAACGTGCGAATTCCCCCGCTAAACAAGTACAAGAGTAATCAAATATGGTGGCAAATATGGCTGATACGGTGCATCAACGAGGCAAGGAACGAGGTGGAGTGCGACGTTACCTTGATACGGTCACGCCGGAGGAATACACGCCGCAGACGGGTGAAGTTGACCTTACGGAAGTCTCGCTCACCGGGCTTGCCGACCTGTACGGCAGCGACAAAGGCAACATCAAGCACGGCTACACCAAAGTCTACGAAAAACTCATAGCCGAACTAGCCCCGCACAAACGCTTCCCGTTACAGATCGCAGAGATTGGGGTGGCGTGTGGCGCCAGTCTGCGTATGTGGGCTAACTACTGCCCTACGTCGGTGATATGGGGTTTTGACATACGCCCCGAGTGCGCCAACCTGTGCAAAGATTTGGACAACGTGCGTATCCAGATCACCGACCCTCGCCAATACTCCATGCCCGCCAAGTCACTAGACCTGTTAGTGGACGACGGTAGTCACATCGTGGAGGACATTATTGGCACCATGATCGTGTGTGCAGAATGGGTTAGACCGGGCGGGTATTACGTCATTGAGGACATGGCCTGCACGTACAGCGACCAATACCGCGATAAATTCAACAAACACTTTGAACAGAACCTTGCGAACGACCGCACCCTGCTGTTGCGCTACATAGACGAAATCATGCGCACCATAGACTCGGGCGGTGGCGTGTGGTCAGAAATGCGTTATACCGGCCAACTCTGGGTGCTAAAGAAACGATGAGACACGCCGCCCGCCGTGACGGTAACGATGCGATCATTACCGAGGCACTCCGCAAAGCCGGGTTCACGGTGGTGGACTACGGCACGGCAGGGCAAGGCATCCCCGACAAACTCGTTACCCGCCTACTCCCTGACGGACTGCCGTGGGTGTGCTGGGTAGAGGTCAAGATGCCCAAGGGCAAACTGCGTGAGGCGCAAGAGGCGTTCCGTAGGGTGTTTGAGCCAAGGGGTGAGTGGTACGTAGCCCGCGACCCCGAAACCGCCGTAAAAGACCTATACGACGCTTACACGGCGTCTATACGGCAGGAGCAGTTACGGTAGCAGCGCCTTACGATTGCCTTTGTAGTGGGTAATGGCGTGTTTGGGGAACTGCTCGGCAAACTCGGGCAGACACGCAAACTCATGTTCGGGGAGATATTCCACCCACGTTGAGGGCAGGGAGTCCACGTAATCGCGTAGCACTTCCTGATCGCCGTACCAGACTTTGTACTTGTCCGGCAGTACGTCATAAAGCGCGGATAGTTCCTCCCACGCTGCGGAACTGGCTGTAACGGTACAGCAGCCGACGTAGGGGTAAGCCTGATCCAGCGTCTTGCCTGCGTGTTCGGAGTAATCCTGACCGCGCTGGCGCACGTTAAACGACGCATCGCGGTTAAACGAACGCCGACACACCGCAATGTGTGCGTTACCAAGCAGATCGGATGGGAAGATTGGGCGATGCACGATCATGTCGGTATCTAGGTACATGGCAGGGTCAGCCAGCCCTAACTCGCTAAACCCTCGGGTGCGCCACTCCATGAGAAAACGCATATCCCCCTCGGTCGGGGCTGTCCATGTCACGCCCTCTAACGTTGGGGTGTGGTGGTCGGTCACTTGGATGATTTCCGCGTGCGGGTTATGTAGCCGCAATGAGTTAACCATCTTCTGCGGCATGGAAATATCCGCACCCACATGGAAAAACACGAACGTACTCATAGGTTGAAACCCTATCATGTGAGCGGTACTATCGCTACGGGAGGCCTGTGTTATGGCAAATCACAATGACGCCGCAGAATTTGTAGGAGTGTTGTTGCACAGCAGCACAGCCGCCCACTTTTTGCACCTCAACACGGCATCTTACGCCGCGCACAAAGCCCTCGGCCATTACTACGAAAACATCGTGGACTTGGCCGATAAGTACGCAGAGGCGTATCAGGGTCATTACGGCATCATCCCGTTAGACAAATACCCCGAAGGGTTTAAGGTACAGAAGGACGCCGCTGCCTACGCCGACAGCCTGCTGACGTTCGTTAAAGGCATCCGAAGCGACCTACCCAAAGACACCGACCTGCAAAACATCATTGACGAAATAGTAGGCGAAATTGCCGCCCTTTCGTACAAGTTGGAGCGGTTCAAGTAAATGGCAATTCGCCGCGAAAACGTGGCTGCTGCCCTTAAATACTTGCAAGACAAGGCAGACCTACGCGGTCGCGCAGAACGCGCAATGTCGCTAGACCCGCAAGAGCAAGATTTGGCTGACATTGCCGTGGAGACGGGAGCCAGTTTTATCCCCGGTGTGGGCCAAGCACTCGCTGCCCGTGACGTAGAACGCGCTAGACGCGCTGACGATCCCGCTGGCATGGCGATGGCTACGATGGGCGCTATCCCCGGTGGACGGTTGGCAGGGCTGTTAAAGCGGTATGACCCGACCATGAGCAAAATTGCGGAATTTGACCCGCGTTTTGATCCTCGGGTGAAAGAGCAGGAGCGATTAAAAGCCCTGACGCCTGTCGTGGAGTCACGCGGTACGGTGAACGCGCCAGAAATATCCATTACCGAGTTAGAAGGCCGCCCGTTCATTACCAGCATGAGCGACCGCACCGCCGCTGGCGGCGTTCTGCGCGGCATTAACGACGTTACTTTTAACCAGCCTGTAAACTTGCAGGGCGGTCAAGATTTTATGTTTGAAAATCCCGGCATGGTCTGGGCGTCTGGTAAAGGCCCGACGAAACAAATTAAGAAACTGGCTGAAGAAGTTAAAATCATCACGGGTGAAAATCCGCTGTACATTCCGTGGCGAATGGCTCCCTCAGCGGGCGACTTTGCCAGCATGACCGGCGAAACCATGTTGAGTTACGCTGATGCCGCGCTCGGCAAAACCGCCAAAAAAGAACTGAACGCCGAAATCAAGAAGTTAATTCCCGATTGGTCAGGGGTAGGCAGCCCAGAAAGCGTGGAACAGTTCCGTAAGGCAAAAGACTCGGTACGCAAAACGATTAAACAAAAGTTAGACGTTAATTTCCGAGAGCGTGGCGGCCTTGGCATTGGCGAAGCGCGATTGGCCGTTACCGATCCGCGCCAATACACCGCCCCTGATACGGGCATCCAGAATGTTGGGCGCATTTTCACGGATGAGCCGCTTATCGCACAGTCAGGTCACCCAGCGTACCCTTACGGCGTACCGGGCGAGGGCGTGGGTCGCATTAAGGAAGATGTGCGTGTGTACGAATTACTAGACCCAGTAGTAAAGGCTCGCAATATCCCTGACCCAAGAACGCCACGCCAAACTGACGTTCGCGCATTACAGATGAAGCCTTACTACGGACGAATTACCGCAGAAATGCTTAAGCGCATGGGGCTTTGATGAGATATTCCGGTTTAAACTTTGCCGCAATTTTTTCGCCATACCGCGCCGCTAAAAACTGGCGCACCGCATCTGGCGATACCGTGGCAACTTTTTTGGCTTGGCATGAGAACTCATGCAGCGTAAGGGCGTCTAATACTGACTTTGGCATTTTGACGTCGGTATTGACGAACGGGGTCAGAATATCTGTTTCTGCGTTCATAGCCGCAGTATACGCCCGTCTTGTTACGCCATCAACGCTGACTCTTTAACTATTGTTTCATTTGTGCATAAATAAGCCCTATGCCAAGACCTAAAGGATCGCCCAACAAGGCAACCGCAGAGGCACGCGAGGCCATAGCCCGTTTAGTAGACGGCAATGCTCACCGCCTTAACATTTGGTTAGACGAAATCTACGAAACCAAAGGTGCAGAAGCCGCATGGCGCTGCATGATGGATGTGATTGAGTACCACGTACCCAAACTCGCACGCCACGAACACACCGGCAACAACGGCGACAAGATCAAGGTACAAGTCACGTGGATGGCTCCCGAGTAGTCATACCCTACCGCCCTCGCAAGGCGTTTATGCCGTTCCACAATCGGACGCAACGCTGGGCGTGCCTTGTGGCGCATCGTCGCGCAGGTAAGACAGTCGCAGCCGTCAACGACATTATCCGTGCTGCCGTCGCCTACACAGGTGAGCGTGGTCTGTTCGCCTACATCGCCCCGTATCGCAGCCAAGCCAAGGCCGTTGCGTGGCAATACTTCCTAGAGTTCGCCGCACCCATCACGCAAAGCAAGAACGAACAAGAACTAACACTCACCTTGATCAACGGCAGTCAGATACGCCTATACGGCGCTGACAACGCTGACGCTATGCGCGGCCTTGGATTCTCGGGCGTGTACATGGACGAATACGGTGACTTCAAGCCGAGCGTATTTGGGAACGTCATTCGCCCCGCGCTGTCAGATAAGCAAGGCTGGGCGGTGTTTGGCGGAACCCCAAAAGGCAAGAACCAGTTTTGGGAAATCTATGAAACCGCCCAACGCCTACCGCATGAATGGTTCCTGTTGCGCCTCCCCGCCTCATCCAGCGGGTTACTTCCACAGGGCGAACTTTCAGCCGCCCGAGCGCAGTTGGCCGAGGATCAGTACTTACAGGAGTACGAGTGCAGTTTTGAGGCTGCCATCCTCGGCGCTTTTTACGGCAGGGAAATGCGTGAGGCGCAAGACCAAGGCCGTATCTGCAACCTACCGTACGACCCCAACCTGCCCGTCCACACGGCATGGGACTTGGGATACCGCGACGACACAGCGGTGTGGTTCTATCAGGTTGGGCGTGGGGAAATCCGCGTCATAGACTTCTTTGCCGTGTCAGGCGCAGACATATATGACATTGCCAGCCACATCACCGCTAAACCCTACAAATACGGTAAGCACTATCTGCCGCACGACGCACGCGCCAAGAGCCTGCAGACAGGCAAGAGCATCGTGGAGCAGTTAGCCACGCACCTTGACGTAGCCAAGTTAGCGGTAGTCCCCGACATTGGCGTGCAGTCAGGCATCCAAGCGGTACGCATGACGTTGCCGCGTGTGTGGTTTGACGCAGAACGCTGCCGAGAGGGCATAGAGGCGCTGCGGCAGTATCAACGCGAGTACGACGAGGACAAGAAAGCCTATCGTCAGTCACCGCGCCACGACTGGACTAGTCACCCTAGTGACGCTTTCCGTATGCTTGCGGTATCATGGCAGGAAGTTTCTGACAAGACCCCGGCGTTGGAGGCTAAACCGCTTATCGTCGGGCCGGGCAACACAGTTACGCTCAACGATATGTGGGCAGTCCATGACCGCAGCGTGAGCAGGAGGGCAAGGATATGACCGCGATTAGTCCGGTGCGCAACAACTACGTTGCCGTGGCCGCCACCTCTACTACCACCTTTGGCGCTGCCGGTGCGTATATCCACAGCGTTGTGGTCAACGTTGCCAGCGCTACCGAAGCAACTGTTGTCGTTAGCGACAACGGTATTGAACTGGTACGCATCCCGGCCACGCAGGCTGCTGGCGTATACGTGATCCCGCTAGAAGTGGCGAGCAAGGGCGCAATCACCGCCACCTGCTCGGGTAACTCTAACTGCCGCGTTGTCGGCCTGTTCAGCGACTATGTCTAAACCCGGGCTATACGCCGCAATTCTTGCCAAGCAAGAGCGCATCAAGGCTGGCTCTGGCGAGCGTATGCGTAAGCCCGGCGACCCCGGTGCGCCAACTGCAAAGGCGTTCCGCGAATCAGCCAAAACGGCCAAGAAGGAAAACAAGTGAGCGCAGCGTGGCAGCGTAAAGAGGGCAAAAACCCCAAGGGTGGCCTAAACGCCGCTGGCCGCGCCTCTTACAAAGCCGAGACGGGCGGCACGTTGAAGCCTCCTGTAAAAGCAGGCGACAACCCGCGCCGCGCTAGTTTCCTCGCCCGTATGGGCAATATGGCTGGCCCGATGAAGAAAGACGGCGAACCCACGCGCCTTGCACTCGCCTTAAAGGCTTGGGGTGCAGGCAGCAAGGCAGAGGCGAAAGCCAAGGCACGCGCCATTAGCGCCCGCAATGAGGGAAAAAAGTAATGGAACAGATGGTGCAGCCCGAACTGGACAAGTACCTGCGCATCATTGGGCAGTACGACAACGAGTTCGCCAAGTGGACGGCTCGCACAAAAAAGATCATTAAGCGGTATCGGGACGACACCCGTGGGCAAACGCTCACCGAGTCGGCCAAGTTCAACATCCTTTGGAGTAACGTACAGACGCTCAAGCCTGCCGTGTACGCCAAACTCCCGAAGGCTGACATAAGCCGCCGCTTTGGCGACAACGACCCCGTTGGGCGTGTCGCTTCGCAACTTCTTGAGAGGGCGCTGGACTTTGAGGTAGAGCATTACCCTGACTTCCGATCATCCATGAACTATTGCGTGGAAGATCGGTTTCTCGGTGGCCGTGGCACGGCATGGGTGCGTTATGAACCGCACACAGCCCCCATCGGACTAGACGACGATGGTTTGCTCATCACCAGCAACATTGAGCAGGGCGAGGGCGCACCGCCCCCGATGGAAAAGATTGAGTACGAAGTTGCCCCGGTGGATTACGTCCATTGGCGCGATTTTGGGCACTCACAGGCTCGCACATGGGAAGAAGTCACCTGCGTATGGCGCTGGGTGTTCATGACCCGTGAAGCGCTGGCAGAGCGGTTTGGCGAGGAAATGGCGCGGAAGATACCGCTAGACCAAGGCCCAGAGCCGCTAAACGCTTACAACGAGTCCAAACGCACGTACAACCGTGCAAAGATTTGTGAACTTTGGGACAAGGAAACGCAGCGCGTCTATTGGTTCTGCAAGGGTATGCCGCAGATCATTGATGTGCGCGACGACCCGCTAAACCTTGAGGGGTTCTTCCCCTGCCCGCGCCCGCTGTACGCCACGACGACTAGCGACACGTTGGTGCCGGTGCCTGACTTTGTGCTGTACCAAGATCAGGCGATGGAGTTGGACATTCTTTCCGACCGCATTGACGGTTTGGTAAAGGCGCTGCGTGTGCGTGGCGTGTACGACGCCAGCCAACCTGCTCTGCAACGCCTACTGACGGAGGGCGACAACAATGCACTTATACCAGTTGATAAGTGGATGGCTTTCAGCGAGAAAGGCGGCCTTAAAGGCAGCATTGACTTACTCCCGCTGGACACGCTCGCCAACGCCCTCCTCAACTGCTACCGCGCCCGAGAAGATATTAAGAGCCAAATCTACGAAATCACGGGCATTGCCGACATCATCCGGGGCGTCTCGGCAGCCTCGGAAACGGCCACCGCGCAGCAAATCAAAGGCCAGTACGCAGGATTGAGACTGCGTGCGCTGCAAGAGGATGTGGCGCTGTTTGCGTCAGAAATCATCCGACTGAAAGCGCAGGTGATGTGTTCCAAGTACCAGCCAGAAACCATTCTCGCCTACGCTGCGGCCCAGCAGATGACGCCAGCGGATCAACAGTTGATCCCGCAGGCATTGGAGTTGATGCGCGATAAGCCGCTGCGTAATTTCCGCGTGGACATTGCCGCCGACAGCCTTGTGATGTTGGACGAAAACCAGAACAAGCAAGATCGTATGCAGTTCTTGCAGGCGTTCGGTGGGTTCCTTGCCCAAGCGCTGCCGGTCGGTCAGGCCAGCCCGCAGATGGTTCCGATGATGATGGAACTGTTGCGCTTTGGTATGCAGGCGTTTAAGGCTGCACGCCCGATTGAGGGTCAGATTGACGCCACGTTGCAGCAACTCCAACAGGCCGCCCAACAGCAGCAGCCTGACGCACAGGCGCAAGGCAAGCAGGCCGAGTTGCAGCAAAAGGGTCAGGTTGAGCAGAGCCGTATGCAGATGGAGTCGGCGCTACAGCAGGCCAAACTCCAGCAGCAGATGCAGATGGAGCAACTGAAGAACCAGACCAAGATTCAGATGGAACAGCAAAAGCAGCAGTTTGAGGCGCAGTTGGAAGCCATGCGGCTACAGAGTGATCAGGCTGCCGCCAAGTACAAGGCTGACATGGACGCCCAGACGCGTCTAATCATCGCGCAGATGAACAAAGCAACACCTGCCCCGCTAAACCAATGAAACGCACTTATGTTTTAGTTGACGGCGAGTTTGTGGAGCGCAAGAAGGACTCCAAAGGCCGCTATCACTATGTAATGCCAGACATTGTGCCTTACAAGTCCATGATTGACGGCAAGATGGTCACTAGCCGATCCGAACACCGACGCCACCTTAAAGCGAACAACTGCATTGAGGTAGGCAACGACGACCCCGCCAAGCACATTGCCAAGCCAACGGTGGATGAAAGCCGCCTTGAGCGTTTGAAGTATGAGGTCAACAATCGCCTCACCAACGCCCAAGCCGACGCCATCATTCGCAAATTGCGGGAACACGCCAATTTCACCAATCCCCACAGGAGAGGATAGATATGGACGAGAACAACCCCGCAATGGAAGCCGCACGCGAAGAACCGGTAGATGACCGGCGTGCAATGTTGGAGCAAGGCTTTGAGGCTGCCGAAAAAGGCGAGCCGATAGAGGCTGCAATCGGTCGTGACGAACAAGGGCGCTTTGCCCCACGCACCGCAGAACGTGCCGAACCCGCGCAAGAAGCAGAACCGCCTGTATGGCGTCGTCCACCAGCATCGTGGAGAAAGGACTTCCACGACGTTTGGCAGAAAGCCGACCCCAAGATGCAGGAATACGCATGGCAGCGCGAAGAACAGATGCGTGCTGGCGTGGAGCCGCTGCTTGCCAAGGCACAGTTTGCCGACACGATGCAGGAAGCCATTGAGCCGTACCTGCCGACCATTCAAGGCATGGGGCTGACGCCCGAAAAGGCCGTGTCTGCGTTGATGCAGGCCGACTACACGTTGCGTACCGCACCGCCGCAGCAGAAAATGCAGTTGTTTGCGCAGTTGGCGCAGTCATACGGCATCAATCTTGGCGCAATGGGCGCAAACCCACAGGCTGCCCCGCAAAACAGCGTTGATCCGCTGGTGTGGCAGTTGCAGAACGAACTCAACAACGTCCGTGGCGAAGTCATGGGCTGGAAACAGCAGCAGGAAATGCAGCAAAACCAGCAGTTGTTAGGCGAAATTAACCAGTTTTCACTCAAGGCTGATCATTTTGAGGAAGCACGACCGACCATGATCCAACTCCTACAGAGTGGGATGGCCGAGACGTTGGAAGATGCTTACGAAAAAGCGATCCGCTTAAACCCTGACTTGTTTGACCAGATTAACAAAGCCCAACAGGCTGAAGCGTCTGCCAAACAGGCCAAAGAGTACAACCGGGCAGCGAAAGCCGCCCGTGCAGCAGCGGTGAGTGTCAGAAGTGCCACACCCGGCGCAAACACGGCTCCCAAGGCAGCAAACCGTCGCGCACTCTTGGAGGAGGCTTTCTCCGAAACAGAGTCGCGTTTGTAATTAACTGATATAGGAGCAATCAAATGGCATTTGCCAACTCAAGTATCAGCGACATCATTGCTACCACAATCCAGAGCCGTAGCGGTGAGTTGGCTGATAACGTGACCAACAACAATGCGTTGTTGCGTCGTCTTAAGGAACGTGGGAACGTCAAGACGTTCTCGGGCGGTAACGTCATCCTTCAGGAATTGATGTACACCGATCCGACCACGAACAACACCAACTCGTACAGCGGCTACGAAGTGCTGAATGTTGGACAGAACAGCCCGATTTCATCGGCGCAGTTCTCCATCACGCAGTACGCTTCTGCTGTGACCATTTCGGGTCTGGAAATGATCCAGAACTCGGGCAAGGAGGCCATCATTGACCTTCTTGACGGTCGCATGGAAGTGGCCGAAGCGCAGTTGGCTAACCGCATTAGCGGTGACCTGTACGGCGACGGCACCGGCAACGCGGGTAAGAACCTCACGGGTCTTGCTGCTGCTGTGCCGGATGACCCGACTGTGGGCACCTACGGTGGCATCAACCGCGCTGTGTGGTCGTTCTGGCAGAGCAAGAAGTTCTCGGCTGCCGCTGATGGCGGTGGTGCGGGCGCTGTCTCCAGCACGACGATTCAGGGCTACATGGACGCCCTCGCTGTGCAGTTGGTTCGTGGAACCGACAAGCCTGACCTGATCGTGGCCGACAACAACTACTACCGTTTCTACTTGCAGTCGCTACAGGCGATCCAGCGTATTACGGAGAGTGGTTCGGGCATGGCGGGCGCGGGTTTCGCGTCGTTGAAATACTACGGTGCCGGTATGGCGTCCGACGTTGTGTTGGACGGTGGTATCGGTTCCAGCACGTACAACAGCGGCTCGGGCAATGCGAACCATATGTGGTTCCTCAACACCAAGTACCTGATGTTCCGCCCCCACAAAGATCGCAACTTTGTTCCGATCGGTGGCGAGCGTCAGGCCGTCAACCAAGACGCCATTGTTAAACTGATTGGCTGGGCCGGTAACCTCACCTGCTCGGGCAGCCAGTTCCAAGGCGTGTTGATTGCTTAAGGAGTAAACGACAATGGCAATTTCTACTAGCAATCTCATTGGCGTTTCGCTCGGTTACACGGACACCTCGCCGTCGTTTAACGTCGGCACCACCGTCAACCTTGACGATGGCGGTCAGGCTGTCTATGTGCAGGCTGCTTCTACCGTTCCTGCTTACTCGGCGGTTTCCCTCCGAGTAGACGAAACGGTTGTGCCTCTGACCACGACCAACGCTGCCAATTCAAAGGCGGTTGGTTTTGCGCAGGTGTCCATTGCCTCGGCCTACTACGGCTGGGTGCAGTTGGGCGGCAAGCCCGTTGTGAACCTTGCGGCGTCATGTCTCCCGGCTGTGCCGCTCTTTACGACGGCTACCGCTGGCGTGCTTGACGACGCCACCGTGACCGGCGGTTTGGTTGAAGGCATCGTTGCCGTCACCACCGCCTCGGGTGCTACCGCGCTGACTTGCGTGGCTGGCTATCCGCACGTGGCGACCGGCGTGGTTGGGTTCTAACCATGCAACCTCTGGAGATCACGGTACAAGCGGCAGGCACGGAAGAAGAACTCTGTTCCAACATCCGTTCCGCGCTTGCCCGTGGTCTACCAGAACTGGCCCTCGCTCCCACCACACACGATGGACACATGGTGTTGGTGGCGAGCGGGTGGTCTATGCCGGATTACATTGACGAAATACGGGCGCACCGCGCAAAAGGGCGTCCGATTGTGGCTATAAAGGCCGCACACGATTTCTTGGTGGAAAATGGCGTTGAGCCTGATATGTGGGTCAACCTTGACCCGCGCGACCGCACAGACGGCATCCAGCGACTTAACGACCACACCGTGTATATGCCAGCCTCGCGCTGCCCGCCCTCCACGTTTGACTACTTGCAGGGTCGCAAGATCATGCTGTGGCACTCATGGGCAGAAGGCGCAGAAATGCAGGCGATGGGGCCGGGCAAACTCGCCATTGGCGGTGGCACCACATCGGGGCTACGCGCCATCAACATTGGCTACATCCTTGGTTACCGAACTTTCACGCTGTACGGCTACGACTCATGCAACCGTGCAGACGGTGTTAAGCGTTTCACAGGTGCAACAACCGGCCCCTCCATTGATATTTGGGTAGGCGGCCCGACAGGCAAGAAGTTCAACTGCAACCTTGCGATGGCGCAGCAGGCTAACGAGTTTCAAAAACTGTTTGACGTTATGCCTGACGTTAACTTGGAGGTAAAAGGGCCGGGGCTGATTGCAGAAATCATGCGTATGCGTGCCGAACCGAGGGCGGCGTAATGCCGATCCCGTCCCGCGTACTTGGCTCTGGTATCTCGCAGTTATCCACAGTATCCATTTGTGGTGATGGCAATGCCTCGGTAACGGCTGCTGGTACGTCAGCCGGTAATGCCACAGCCATCACCTACGTCTATAACAACGTCACAACGGTAGCCGCAGGCGCGGGCGTTAGATTGCCCCCGACCGAAATGGGCGAAACCATCATTGTGCGTAACGGCGGAGCAAATCCGTTGTTGGTGTACCCGTACGACGCCAACAGCAGCATCAACAGCGTAGGTTCTGGACTAATCAACACGGGCTGCTCGGCTTTGTTCTTTGCCGTTAGCAACACGGTTTGGGAAGAATTGCAGGGGTTTGGGCGAGCAGTCCCTATTCTGCATTACGGTTCTTTTTCAGATACGTCTTTACAAGCGGCAGCATCTATCAATACCGCCTATGGCATGACGTTTAATACCACCGATAGCAGCAATGGCGTGTCTATCGGATCGCCCACTTCCCGCATTGTTGTGGCAAATCAAGGCGTCTATAACGTCCAGTTTTCGGCGCAGTTAGATAAAACCTCGGGCGGCGCAGGTAACGTCTACATTTGGCTGCGTAAAAACGGCACTAATGTGCCAAATACAGCAAGTACGGTTGCCATCCAAGGCACCGCTGCGCGTACCGTTGCAGCATGGAATTTCATCATCCAACTTGAACCGACCCACTACGTTGAGTTGATGTGGGCAGTTGATGACACAAGCGTTAGAATTCTTGCAGCCAGCGCCACAAGCGTATGGCCTGCAATTCCTTCAGTCATTTGTACCATTACACAGGTCAACAACCTGTAATCCCCACAGGAGCAAGGACAATGCTAGACAGCGATGTAAACAATGCCGACGCCCAACTGCACGTTGAGTTCTACACCAAGGACTCTGGCGCAAACGAGGGCAAAACTTACGTGCGTATCATGGCACCGGGCGACAAGACCAACATCATTGACCAGCCCTGCCGTGACGACCACAAAGAGCGTTTCCCGCGCCAATGGCTGTATTACCAAATGCAGCAGGGCGAGAGCGCCGCAGAGCAGATCGGCACCCCGCTGTCGCATTGGCATAAAGATGCTCCCGAGGAAATCAACCGTGACCAGATTGCCGAGTTGGCAATCCTCAAGTTTGTCACCGTAGAACAGTTGGCGCTGGCGTCAGACGGGCAGTTGCAGCGTGTTGGCATGGGTGGCGTGGGTTTGCGTGAACGCGCCCGCCAGTACCTCAACCGCAAAAACCGCTCGGACGCAAGTGCAGAGTTGGAAGATACCAAGAAGCAACTGGCCGCCTTGCAAGCACAGATGGCGCAGTTGTTGGAGGACGCCCCCAAGCGTCGTGGACGACCGCCTAAAGAATTAGCGGAGGCATAGTATGGGCAGCACGATGGTGCAATTAGTGCAGCAATGCACAAACGAGTTGGGTATTCCGACTCCTTCCACGGTCGCAGGTAACGCCAGTCAGGACGTTATCCAGTTACTCGCGTTGATGAACGCTTGCGGCTATGAATTGCTCCGTCGTGCTGATTGGCGAGAACTGACCAAACAGCACACGTTTTACACCGAGGCGATTACGACCACCGGAACGTGGTCAACAACGTCGTATACCGTGACCGGTATTCCCTCTACCGTGGGACTAGACACGACGTATCAGGTGCAGGGCGTTGGCATCCCCAATGCCACTTACGTCACCGCTGTAACGGGCAACACTAGCCTTACGCTGAACTACGCCCCTACCGAAGCGCAAATTGACGGGCAGTTGATATTCCAAAAGGTCAAATACGACCTGCCTGCCGACTACAACAGCACGGTCAACCGCACGCATTGGGATAAGAGCAAGCGTTGGGAAATGCTCGGCCCCGAGAGCGCACAGCAATGGGAATGGCTGCTGTCGGGTTATATCAGCACCGGCCCACGTATCCGTTGGCGATTGCTCGGCAAATACTTCCAGATTTGGCCGGGCATGAACGCTGGCGAGTTGCTCGGCTTTGAGTACCGCAGCAACGCTTGGGTCAACAACGCCCTTGGCGTGGCAAAAACCAGTTTTACCGCTGACACCGACACCTGCATTTACCCTGATCGCGTGATGGTGCTGGGCACCAAACTCAAATACTTTGAGGCCAAGGGCTTTGACACTACCGCGCTGTACCGCGATTACATCGCAGAACTGGAAACCGCCATTGCGCAGGATGTGGCCGCCGCCAACCTTTCCTTTGCCCCGCGACCGGGAACCGTACTTATCGGGTACGACAACATTCCTGACAGCGGCTACGGCACGGACAGCCAATAATGGCATCGCCCGTTCGCAGGCGGCTAATTCAGAAAACGACCGCCAACGTGGCGTCGTTGCCTGCCCCGGTGGGTGGCTGGAACGCTCGGGACGCACTCGCCAACATGGCTCCTACGGATGCCGTGTACTTGGAGAATATGTTTCCGAGCGTTTCCAACGTGAATTTGCGCGGTGGATACACCAAACACAAGGTTGGGTTACCGGGAACCGTTGATACGTTGATGACGTACAACGCAGGCAACACCATCAAGTTGTTTGCTATTTCTACTGGCAACATTTACGACGTTACCTCTGCTGGCACGGCAGGATCGGCGCTAGTCGCCAGCCTTTCTAACTCCGCATGGGAATACACCAACGTAACTACGGGCGGCGGCAGTTACCTTTATGCTGCTAACGGCGTAGACAAACCGTTGCTGTACAACGGCACAACATGGACGCCGATTGATGGCGTATCCACGCCTGCTATTACGGGCGTTACTACAACTGACTTGGAAAGCCCCACGCTGTTCAAAAACAGAATGTGGTTTATTCAAAAAGACACCCTAAAAGCATGGTATTTGCCGGTTGCGTCAGTTGGTGGCGCGGCTAACGTGCTTGACCTGTCTAGCGTCATGCACTTGGGCGGCAAACTCACGGCGATGGCAACGTGGACGATTGACGCAGGCTACGGCGTTGACGACAACCTTGTGTTGATTAGCGACAAGGGCGAAGTGGCCGTATATCGCGGCACAGACCCATCCAATGCCTCTACATGGTCGCTTATTGGCGTGTGGATCATCGGCCAGCCAATCAGTCGGCGCTGCGTGACCAAGTACGGTGGTGACCTGCTGATTCTGACGTTGGACGGTTTGATCCCGTTTGCCTCTGCGCTGCAATCGTCGCGCCTTGACCCCAACATCGCGTTGTCAGACAAGATACAGGGCGCATTTGCGTCAGCAGCACGCACGTATAAAGACACGTTTGGCTGGGCGCTGCTCTATAACCCGCTCAACAACGCCCTAATCGTCAACGTGCCAGTCAGCACCGGGCAACAGCAGTTTGTGATGAACAACATCACAAAAGCGTGGTGTAACTTTACGGGCTGGAACGCAAGTTCGTGGGCGTTGGTAGGAAGTGAGCCGTACTTTGGCGGCAATACCTACGTTTCAAAGGCGTGGACAACGGGCGACAACGGCTATATGGACGACGGGGAGCCGATCCCGACCAAGGCGCTGCAAGCGTTCAACTACTTTGAAACGCGTGGCGTCATCAAATACTTCACCCGCGCCCGCCCAAGCATTTTTAGCAACGGTCAGCCGCAGATCGTCATTGGCATTAACACCGATTTTCAGACGGTAGACCAGACGGGTGCGCTGTCGTTCTCGCCCACCACCGCAGGGTTGTGGGACATTGGCTCATGGGATGTGGCGTTGTGGGGTTCGGATGTGGTCATCACGAACAACCAATCCGGCGTGACAGGTTTGGGCTACTCGGGCGCTATTTCGTTTACGAGCAGCAGTAAAAACTTACAGATTCAATGGGCATCAACTGACGTTGTGTATCAAATCGGATGGGCTGGAATATAGTCAGCGGCCCCCATGTGGGCTTATGGGTATCTGATTACACGGGCGGGGCGTTTGACCCTAACCGATCAGTTGCCCTTGGTTTGGAGCGTGACGGCGAGTTAGTAGCCGGTACGGTTTATGAGAATTGGAACGGGGTCAGCGTGGTTTGCCACATTGTGTGGCACAAGGTGACCCCTCGTTACGTTGCAGCGGCATTTGATTATCCCTACAACGTCGCAAATGTTGATAAGATCATAGGGCCAATCAGCAGCAACCATACCCGGGCGCTAGCATTGGTCAGCAAGATGGGATTCTCGGAAGAAGCGCGAATCAAGGGAGCCGCGCACGATTCTGGGGATATTGTTTTGATGACGCAGACACCTGACAAGTGTCGTTTTTTGGAGCCTCGGTATGGGAAAAAGTTCACCAAAGCCACCGCCGACACCTGACTACAATCAGATCGCAATGCTGCAAGGGCAGGCTAACAAAGAAGCCGCCCAGCAATCGGCGTATATGTCCAATCCGAACATATACACCCCGACAGCACAGCAGACGGTAACGTGGAATAAAACACCTCAATTCAACGAGGACGCCTTCAACAAGGCGATGACCGACTATCAAGCGCAGGTAGCCGGTGGCAACGAATTTGCCGCAGTTCCGACTAAAGATCAGTTCACCTCCTACGTTGAACAGCCCACGATCCGTCAGGAATTGACGGGCGCTGCCAAGGACATTTTCGCCACGCAGCAGCAGGCAGAGCAGGCGATGGCGCTGCTCGGGTTGCGCGAGATTGGCGACCTTAACAAGTTTCTCGGGCAAGATTTCCAAGCCCAATTGCCGCAGATTAAGACGGCATTGGACAACTACGGGCAGGTCGCCCAGACGCCAAACCTTGCTGCATACGGTCAGGCTGGTGCCCCAGCCCCCGGCGCTGCTGGCACAGTTGCAGGCGCACCGTCAGCCGGTGATTTCCGACTGCAAACTGGCTTCAACGCCCCCGGCACACCGGGTGAATTTACCCCGACCGGCACGGCCACCTCTAACGTATCTGCCTTTGGCACCCCTGACGCTACGGGCGTTGGAGCAGGTGCAGCGCAAAGCACGTTCGGCGGCTTTGGCGGCGTTACGGGCACACCCAACATCACCGGCATGGGTCAGGCTGGCACGGGCGGTATGGCCGCTGGCGCAGGTTTGCCGGGGCAGGTCAATTTGGGTGCTTACGGTCAGGCTGCCGCAGGCGTTACGCCGACCGGCACGACCGCTGGCCCGAGCGCAGGCGCTTACGGGTTAGCCGGTGGTGGCCCCGCTGCCTATAACCTCGGCTCGCTGAACCTTTCGGGCGTTGGCGGTGTCCAAGGCGGCCCGAGCGCAGGGCAGTACGGCATGGCCGGTGCTGGCCCCTCGGCAGGTTTGTATGGCATGGCTGCGGGTGGCCCCGCTGGCGTGCAGTTTGGCGGCTTGGATACCAGCGGATTGCAGGGCGTTCAAGGTGGCGTTGGTCAGTTCGGCACCGCACAGGGCGGCCCCGCAGGGCTAAACCTTGGCGGCTTTGACGCCAGCCGCGTCGGTGAACTTGGCGCAGCGCCGTCATACGATCAGTTTGGCCGCGCTATCGGTGGCCCTGCCGCCCCCTCGCTGACGACTGACCTAAATTTGTCTGGCGTTGGCGACGTATCGCGTAACGTGCAGGAAGGTCGGTTTGGATATGCCCGTGGCGACCTTGCTACGCCAGAACTTCAGCGCCAGTTAGCCACGCAAAACCTTGCCGCTATGCCGGTTAACGCAGGCATGAGCGCACAAAACGCCATCATGTCTCGCCTTGACCCGCAGTTGCAGCGCGAACGTGCGCAGTTGGAGCAGCGCCTAGTCAATCAGGGCTTGCGCCCGGGTGGTGAGGCGTACAACGCCGAAATGGAACTGCAAGCGCAGCGTGAAAACGACTTGCGCACACAGGCGGCATTGCAGGGCATTGGCCTAGACGCGCAGATGCGTCAGCAGGGGCTTTCCGAGCAGCAGACGCTTGCCGACTTTGCAAACCAAGCCGCATTGGCACAGTTTGGCGCTGGTGCGCAGGGTTTGGGACTGTACAACCAAGCGTTGTCGCAGAACTTTCAGCAGAGCCTTGCCGCGCAGTCAGCGCAGAACATGGCGCAGCAGCAGGCGTTCCAACAGCGCTTGCAGGCTGGTCAGTTTGGTCAAGAAGCGCAGATGGCGTCCTTTGGCATGGGTCAACAGGCACAGCAGGCGACGAACCAAGCGCAGCAGCAGAACTTTGAGCGTGCCCTAGCCGCCCAACAAGCCCAGAACGCCGCGCAGGCGCAGGGCTTTGGTCAGCAGATGGCTATGCAGCAGTTTGGCCGTGAAGGGGCGCTGGCGGGCTTTGAGACGCAGCAGCAAGCCCAACAGGCGCAGAACCAAGCCATTGCCCAGAACACGCAGTTGGCGTTGCAGTCAGGTCAGTTTGCGAACCAAGCGCAGGCGCAGCAGTTTGCACAGCGTTTGGCGGCAGGTGAATTTGGCCGTGAAGCGCAGATGGCATCGTTCCAGACCGGACAGGCTGCGCAGGATGCAATCAACCGCGCCATTGCCCAGAATTTTGCGCAGGGCCAAGGCGCACAGCAGATGGCAAATCAGGCCGTGGGTCAGAACTTTCAGCAGGGACTTGCCGCTCAACAGGCTGCTAACGCTGCACAAGCCCAGCAGTTTGGTCAGGCCGTCACAGGCGGTGAGTTTGACCGTGCCGCGCTGCTTGCACAGTTTGGGATGGGTCAGCAAGCCTCCCAAGCGCAGAATCAGGCCATCGCACAGAACTTTGCACAGGCGCAGGCCGCTGCGCAGATGCAGAATCAAGCGGGTCAGCAGGCTTTTGGTCAGCAGGTAACAGCGCAGGAACTTGCCAACCAAGCCGTTGCGCAAAACCAATCCGCTGCCGCACAACAGGCACAGGTCAACGCCGCGCTACAAGCGCAAGGCTTTGGTCAACAGCAACAGGTTGCACAAACTGCCAATCAAGCGCTTGCGCAGAATCAGCAGGCGGCGCTACAGCAGCAACAGGCTGCCAATCAGGCACAGCAGCAACAGTTTGCGCAGGGCATGGGGCAAGCCGAATTCGCCAATCAAGCGTTGGCACAGAATCAGGCCGCCGCATTGCAGCGCTATCAGGCTTTGCTTGCCGGTCAGGGTCAGCAGTTTGGTCAGCAGGTCACTTCACAGGAATTGCAAAACCAAGCGCTTGCCCAGAACCAGCAGCAGGCAATGGCCGCATATCAGGCCAACCTTGCGCGTCAACAGCAGGCTTTCCAACAGGCAGGCGCACAAGCCGAGTTTGGCAATCAGGCGCAGTTGCAGGCTTATCAACAAGCACTCGCCCAACAGGCCGCCGCAAACCAAGCGCAGCAACAGCGTTTTGGTCAGGGCATGGACGTTCAAGGGCTGTACAACGCATCTATTCTGCAAAACCAGCAGGCTGCCTTGCAGCAGCAGGCCGCGCAGAACGCCGCACAGCAGCAGATGTACAACCAAGCCGCAGGCAATGCGACATTCCAGAATCAGGCCGTACAGCAGGCGTTGCAGCAGCAGTTGGCGCTACGCAACCAGCCGCTCAACGAAATTTCGGCGTTGCTGTCGGGATCGCAAGTGCAGATGCCGCAGTTCCAAGCCTACAACCCGGTGCAGGTCGCTGCGACCCCGTACCTGCAAGCCATGCAGGCGCAGGATGCTGCCGCTATGCAGCGTTATGGCATCGCCGCCAACCAAGCCGCCAGCAATATGTCAGGTCTATACGGATTAGCAAGCGCAGGGTTAGGCGCAGCAGGAATGGCTGGTGGCTTTGGTGCGTTGTTCACCTCGGATCGCCGCCTCAAATCCAACATTGAGCGTGTGGGAACGCACCGGCTCGGCATTGGAATCTATGAGTACGACATTGGTGGCGAGCGCCAACGCGGCGTGATGGCCGACGAGGTAGAGAGCGTGTTGCCAGAAGCCGTGCTAACGCGGCCTGACGGCTACAAGATGGTCAACTACGGACTTCTGTGAGGACACTATGAACGGACGACGCCCCATGATGATGATGCAGCCCGACCGTCGCCCACAGGAGTTGGCGCGTATGTTGGCGATGCAGGAGCGCAATTCCTCGCTCAACGGCCCGACAATGCAGCAGCCAGTACAGCCGTCAAAGGCTTACGCAGGCGCTACGCCGAACAGCGCACCGGGAGTGACGCCGCAGAGCATGAACTTTAACGGCCCCGCTGGCCCGTCGCAGTACGGCGGCCCGATCAGCAACCCCGCTATGAGCATGATGGCACCGCGTCAACAGGGCGGCCCAGAGTCAGCCCCGCAGATTGGCGGTATGCGTCGTCCGATGGGTGCAGGGGCGCGTGGTTACCCGTCCTCGCCGGGCATGACGACCCCGCAGGGAGGAACCTACCGAGGGGACTTTGATGGCAATTAATAGCCATGTAAGCGTGAGGATTTCGTATGTCTAAAGCATTAAAAACATACGCTGCTTTCAAAGAGCCGTCGCCGTATGACCGCGAGCGGCAGAAAGCCGAACAACTGCGCCGCTACGCTGAACTGCTGCAAGAGCAGTCGTTAGCGCAGGACGAGCCGTACACCTTCCAAGGTATTCGTGCCATGCCGTCACCGGCTGCCGCACTTGGCAAAATGCTGCAAGCCTACGGTTCTAAAAAGGCTAGTGAAAAGGCAGACGAAGCCGAAGCACGCCGCATGGGCATGGAACAAGAAGCCGCAGGTCAGATTGCAGGCCGCTTAATGGGTGGCCGCCCCATAACCGACGCCAATACGATGCCCGATGAAACGGGATTGGCCGAAGTTGCGGTGCAGTCCGAATACCGCACGTCCCCAGAAGATGCAATGCGTATGGCAATGACGCCGCAAGGCATGGGCGCCGTCAAAGGCAACCCGATGTTGGCTGCTGCGTTGCAAAAGTCTATGGAAGAAAAAGCGCCGAAATCGCCATACGGCAGCATTGATCCTGGCAAATTTACCAAAGCAAGTTTGGAAAAGTTTGATGCAAGCGTGCGTTCTGGCAAACCTGATTACACGGTGCTGGAGTCACGCGAATACTCCGAAATGACCCCGCAGCAAATTGCTGACCTTGCATTGAAGATTGGTCAATTCGGCATTGAAGGCGGCAAATACACATACGAAACAGGTCAGACTGCACCGGCGTTGTCTATCCCTCGGTTCCCGTTCCAGTCGCAAGCCCCTGCTGCGCCAACACCTGCTGCGTCAACGCCCGCCGCTACCAAACCGCCTGCAACGCCGATCACTACGGCTCCAACCGTTGCCGCGCCAACTGCCGCTGCGCCAACTACGGCAGCGCCAACAACTCGCCGCGATACGATTGCGGCTGCTGTAGACGAAACGGAAAAGAAACAGCCGTCAGCGTTTGAAGTAGCAACACCAAAACAACGCCAAGCATTGCAACAGGAATTGCCAAAGGCACGCCAAGCAGCGCAGGTTGGTTTGGCAAAACTTGATCAACTTGACGATTATTTGTCGGATTTGGAGCAGCATCAAGGCACCGAAAACATTACTGGTTTGTTTGGGCAAATTCCGATTGATATTGCGCCAGAAGCGCGTTCTGCACGGTCGGTATTGGAAGGCTTCCAACAAGGCGCCAGTATTCAAGCCATTAACGAAGCGCGTCAGGCTTCTGAAACTGGCGGCGCATACGGCACTATGACTGTGCAAGAGTGGCCGCGATTGGAGGGCGTGTTTGGCGCAGTCGTGGCGGCAAAAGACCCGCAAGCGTTTGATGTTGCGATTAAAAACGCACGCAAACAAATTGCGGCCGCAAGAGGTCGTTACGAATCGTCGTGGAAAGCAACGTATGGCGATATGGACATTGGGTATAAACGCTCGGAATACAGCCCCGAAAGCAAACTTTACCCGCGTGCCAAGCCGCAAAGCGACGTTCGCAACCGCGCTGACGCCATTTTGCGTGGGGAATAAGCCATGCCTACCGCAGACGATTACGCAGACTGGATTATTAAAAACAAGGAAAAGCGCGGAACGCCCGAATTTGAGGCGGTTGCTGCTGCGTACAAAGAGGCGCAAGCAGAGGAACAGTCACAGGCAGAACCGTCATGGGGAACCGCCCTTCAGCGTGGCGCTGCTCGCGTTATTCCGCAAGCAAAAGAAATTTATGAGGGCGTAAAGCAACTGCCCAGCGCTTTGTCACAGGCGTATACCCCCAGCAACATTGCTGAAGGGTTAAAGATGCTTGGCGAGCCAGAAACGTATCAAAATATTGGCGAGGCTGGCGCAGACATACTGCGTGCGCCTATTGAGCGTTACGGGACAACTGCGCGAGCCAAAGAAACTATTGCGACTGACCCCATTGGCGTAATGTCCGACGTTTCGTTGGGCGCAACGGGAGCGGGTGCAGCGTTGCGGCAGATTCCAGCAACCGCCCGATTTGGTGCTGCGCTTGAAAAAGGCGCAAAAACCGTTGATCCACTATCGCTTGCTAGTCGCGCTGTTACAAAGCCGTTTCGTGAAATTGCCAACATTAACATTAACGTGCCGACAGCAGATCAATTGCGGGCACGCAAAACGCAAGCGTACGAACGCGCACGTAACGCAGGTGTTGTGTTTACGCCTACCTCATTTGAGGGGTTGGTTAAAGATTTACGCAACAATTTGAAGGACGAAAGCGGTAACACTATCCGCATTGTTCCCGAATTGCATCCCGATGCGAACGCCGCATTGACTGCCCTTGAGTCATACATTGGCGGCCCAAAAACGCTGGACGAACTAGAGGATATGCGGCGCATTATTAATGATGCTGCTGGTAGTCAGAAGCCAGCGGATCGGCGCATTGCAATGATCTTGAAAGAGCGCTTGGACGACTTTGTTGATGCTCCGCCACAAGGAGCCGTGGTGTCTGGCGACGCAAAGGCTGGCGCAGACGCATTAGCAGAAGCGCGAGACGCTAACACTCGGTTACGCAAATCCGAGTTAATTGATGACCTTATTCGCAACGCAGAATTATCTGCGCCAAACTTTTCCGGGTCGGGCATGGAAAACGCGTTGCGTTCAGAATTTCGCCGCATTGCAAAAAATCAGCGGCAAATGCGCCTTTTTACGCAAGCCGAACGCGCAGCCATTGAAGATGTAGCCAAAGGCGGTGCGGTTACTAACTTTTTGCGCATGGTTGGCAAATTTGCGCCAACGGGCGTAGTTAGCACCGGATTGTCAGGCGGCGCAGGTTTTGGGTTAGGTTCAATTCTAGGCGGCCCTGTCGGTGGCGGCATTGGCGCGGTTGCATTGCCGACCATTGGTGCTGCTGCACGCGGCGGCGCTACAGTTTTGACGCAGGGCGCTGCTAATCGCGCTGGCAACATCATGCGCGGCGGCAAAGAAGGCGCAACCGTTGGCAAGCGTCTTGGTTATTTACTGCAAACCTATGGCGATAAGTTGTCGGCGGCAGACCCGTCTGCTGCTTTCGCCGTAGACATGGCGCGGCGCACTATTGCCGCAGGTCGTCAAGTTGATCCGTATTATGCGCGGCAGTTGGCAGCACAACTTGCGCGAGTACAGGACGAGGAGGAAGCAAAATGAGTTTTAACGGTTCCGGTACGTTCGTCATCAACTCGGCAGGTCAGCCTGTCGTCGCCAACACCGTCATTAGCGCGACCACGTTTAACGCGCTGACAGCCGACCTTGCTAACGGTCTAACAACCTGTATCACCAAGGACGGACAGACGACCCCAACCGCTAACATCCCGATGGGCGGGTTCAAAATTACGAACCTTGCCACAGGTACGGCTGCTACGGACGCCGCTACGGTCGCCCAGATTCAGAGCAACGGCGCAGCGCTTGTTACGGTTACCGGAACCGATACGCTCACGGGCACGCTGACGCCTTCGTTGGTCGCTTACGTTACGGGTGCGGTGTATTACTTTATCGCCCCTGCCACCAACACGGGCGCTGTCACGCTCAACATTGACACGCTTGGCGCAAAGAGCGTCACGCGAGACGGCACCACCGCTCTTGTAGCCGGTGACATTGTTTCGGGCGAAATGATCGCCGTGGTGTACGACGGCACGCGCTTTCAGTTAATCAGTCCCGTCAACAGTTTCACCAACCTCAACGTGTCGGGCACGCTTACGGTCGCAGGCGCGGCTACGCTCAACGGCAACCTGCAAGTCGGCAACGCGGGTAGCGACACCGTTAACTTTCAAGCGAGCGGCTGGACGCTGACGAACAACGTATCCATTACGGGTACGTGGGCAGACATTGGCTCCATTACTACCGCCGACATTAACGGTGGCACCATTGACGGCACGGTGATCGGTAACGGTTCTGCGGCTGCGGGTACGTTTACGACCCTTGGCGCGACGACCGGCAACATCACCACCGTCAACGCTACGACCGTAGATAGCACCAACCTTGAGGTAACCAACCTCAAGGCTAAAGACGGCACCGCAGCAGGGTCTATTGCCGACTCCACAGGCGTTGTCACGCTCAATAGCGTTGTTGCCACGACTGCCGACATTAACGGCGGCACGATTGACGCTACCACCATCGGTGGATCGTCCCCGGCTGTGGGTAACTTTACGACCGTATCGGCTGCCTCCGCTGTCTTTACGACGGCAACCATCACGACCGTCAACACCACCACGCTAGACCTGACCAACCTTGAAGTTACGAACATCAAGGCGAAGGACGGCACGGCGTCCATGACGATTGACGACGCTACGGGCAAGGTCAACGTCACGACGGTATCGGCTGCCTCCATGAACGCGGGTGTGGCTGCGGTAACGTCTCTGACGGCCACAGGGGCGTCTATTGCCTCTGCCAATGCAGGTACGGCGGTTATCTCTAACCTCACCGCTACGGGAGCCTCTGTCGCGTCTATGAACGTGGGCGTGGCACTTCTGACAACCGCCACGGTGACGACGCTGAACGCCACAGGCGCTTCTATCGCCTCGGCCAACATCGGCAACCTTCAGTTTACGGCTGCCTCTATCGCCAGCATCAACGCAGGCGTGGCGGTAATTACGAACCTGACCGCTACCGGAGCGTCCATCGCTTCTGCCAACGTCGGTACGGCAGTTATTACGACGGGGACGGTGACTAACCTCACCTCTACGTCAGCCTCCATTGCGTCGGCTAATGCGGCTGTAGCGTTGGTGACGACGGGAACGGTCACAAACTTGACCAGCACCTCGGCCAGCATCGCATCGGCTAACCTCGGCACGGCTGTTGTCACCACGGGAACCGTCACTAACCTGACGGCTACCGGGGCGTCCATCGCCTCGGCAAACGTTGAGACTGCCGTGATTACGGCAGCGACGGTGACGGGCGCATCCATCGCCAGCATGAACGCTGGAGTAGCGCTGCTGACCACGGCGACGGTGACAAACCTGACCGCCACGGGTGCCTCTGTAGCGTCGGCTAACGTCGGCACAGCGGTGGTGACGGGCTTGACGGTTACGGGTGCGTCCATCGCCTCGGTGAACGCAGGCACGGCTACGTTGTCGGGAAATCTGACCTTAAACGGCGGCACCGCCAACGGCGTGCTGTATCTGAACGGCAGCAAGGTGGCGACGAGTGCTGCGGATTTAACTTTTACGTCCACAGGGCTTGGAATTGGGACGGCTTCCCCGGGTCAAAAACTAGATATTATTACCGACAGCAATGCTTTCGTTGGTCAGCGCATACGAAACAATGACACTGGGTCATCGGCTTATGCCGGTTTGATTTTGAACCCGAATGGCAACAGTTGGGGTATTCGCTCTGGTTCTAGCGCGGCAAATAGTAACTCACTAAATTTCACTATTGATATTCTTGGAACCCCAATCAATCTTCTCACGCTTACCTCCTCCGGCAACCTCGGTCTGGGCGTCACGCCGAGTGCGTATGACTCCGGGATTAAGGCGTTTGATATTGGCTCTGGCAGCGCGATTCTTAATCCAAATAGCGCTGGGCAGACATGGTTTTTAACGAACGCTTATTACGGATCGTCTGCGTTCAGATACAAAAACTCTGGCGTTGAGGCGACGAGATACGATCAGGCAGTTGGAACTCATAAGTGGTTCACCGCCCCCTCCGGCACCGCAGGGGCAGCAATTAGTTTCACACAGGCGATGACGTTAAATGCGTCAGGCGACTTGGGCGTAGGCACGACTTCGCCTTCATATAAGTTAGATGTAAATGGAAATGGCGGGTTTTCTGGCACATTGACCTTAACATTGCCTTCCGTTGTAGGCGCTATCGTCTCAAGAAATTCAAGCACGACAGCCGCCGAACTGCACATTCGGCCCAACAGCGGAAAAAGCGGCTGGCTTTCCTTTACTGAAGATTCGGTTGCTGACCGTTGGGTACTTGGCACTGCCGCAGGTAACGGCAGCCTGATATTTGGAACTGGAAACCCAAGCGGTTACACCGAACGCGCACGCATCACGAGCGGGGGGGTTGTTGCAGTCAATACTACTGGTGCAGTTTATAGTTCTGAAAAACTTGCGGTATTGGCTGCAAATAACTCAGTTGCTGCTGCTTTTAAAACAGACGCTGGAGCGACTGAATACACAATAGCCGTTTCTAATACTGCCACTAGCGGTGATAACAAATTTGTAGTTTTTGCAACAGAAAGCACTGACACAATCCGCGGCTCAATTACTTATAACCGTGGCGCTGGACAAGTCGCGTACAACGTCACTTCCGACGTTAGACTTAAAGACAACATCACAAACGCCGCTGATGCTGGAAACAAGGTAGACGCGCTGCAAGTTCGTCAGTTTGACTGGAAAGAAACGGGCAATCACGTTGACTATGGTTTTGTCGCACAAGAGTTGCACGAAGTTGTGCCTCACTCGGTTAGCAAGCCAGAAGATGATGGGCAGATGTGGAGCGTGGACTACAGCAAACTTGTCCCGATGCTGGTGAAGGAAATTCAATCGTTGCGTGCGCGTGTCGCACAACTGGAGAGCAAATAATGGCTACCGTAATTAACTGGAACATTTCGCAACTGGACTGCCTCCCGCAATCAGCGGAAGGTGCTGACTACGTTGTTACCGCCCATTGGCAATGCAACGGCGTGGACGGCGACTACAGCGGCAGCGTCTATAGCACCTGCTCGTTTGCCGTGGTGCAGGGCGAGGCTTTCACGCCGTATGACCAACTGACGCAGGATCAAGTCCTCGGTTGGGTCTGGGCGAATGGCGTGGATAAGGCGGCAACCGAGGCTGCGGTGGAGCAGCAGATTGCTAACCAAATCAACCCGCCCATCGTTTCACCGCCGCTCCCGTGGGTGACGCCGTGAACGAGATTGATTTGAAAGTAACGCTGGAGGAGGCGGTAGGTATCGTCAACCTCCTTGGCAGCCTGCCTACCGCGCAGGGCGCACACCCGTTGTGGCTCAAACTAAAGGCGCAGGTAGAACCGTTAATTCCCAAGCCGGATGAAGTACAGCAATGACCACGATCCAAGAACTAGAAGTCACCGTGACAAGCCACATTGACGTTTGTGCCGTACGGTATGAGGCTATCCACGCCCGACTTAAACGCCTTGAACAACTTATGTTGAAGGTAGGCGGCGCAATCATCCTGATTCTGCTCGGTGCGCTTGGCAGTATGGCGTTGCTACTCCTTGAGGCTGTAAAACAATGACCGAACCCACCGACATCCAACTGCTGAAAGTACAGATACAGGCTGAATTGCAGCGCCTAGAGGCTCACAGCAGCGCCAAGGATGTTGCGGGTAAGGCTATTGGCAAAGACGGCTTAAAATACATTACAGCCATAGTGGTGATCGGCGTGTTGTCTAGTCTTGCGTTAGATTCAGACAAAATTGCCGCTGTAATGGGCTTGCTCGGTGCCTCGCTGACTGCCCTAATCTCCATGCTTGCGAGCATCGCAGGCACGGTAGAAAAAGAAGAAAAGCCCGAGTTTGAAGTTATCAAGGAACTAATCGCTAAATTGGATCGGCTTGATCGTAAAGAAATGCCAATGAGGGTGGACGTTGAAGGCGATCATGTCACCGTCACCAAAGGCGACGACGTAGTGAGGGCAAGCAAATGATGACAATGGTTAGCACGTTCCTATCGTTCCTTGCAGGTGGTTTGCCCAAGATCCTGCAAATTTTCCAAGACCGGCAAGACAAGAAGCACGAACTTGCCCTCGTTGCTGCACAGAAAGAGCGTGAATTGGCCCTCGCAGAACGTGGGTTTGTCGCGCAGGCACGGGTTGAAGAAATCAAATTGGAGCAAATCCAGACGCAGACGGCAGGCGAGGAACGCCAAGCCCTGTACCAGCACGACATGGAAATTGGCAAAGGCGCATCGCAATGGATGATCAACCTACGCGCCTCGGTGCGCCCGGTGGTGACCTACATCTTTGTGCTGGAGTTGGTTGCGCTGAACATCGCAGGCGTCTGGTACGCATACACCACCGGCATCCCGTTTGCGATTGCGATGGAGAATGTGTTTAGCGACGATGAGATGTTGATTCTGTCGTCCATCATCGCGTTTTGGTTTGGTACGCAGGCTTTTGGCAAAAAGTGAAGGTATCCGACGCGGCTATCCGCATGATTAAGCACCATGAGGGCGTAAGGCTACGTCCTTACAGGTGTCCTGCATTGCTGTGGACAACTGCGGTAGGCCATGTCATTGACCCCTCACACGCGGCGGTGAAGTATGAGGATCGGAAGAACCTACCGATACCCGCAGGCTGGGATCGCAGCCTCACTATGGACGAAGTTGACGCTATCCTTGCTCAAGACCTTGGCCGGTTTGAGCGCGGCGTGGCCCGACTTTGCCCTGCTGCTGTTAATCATCAAGGCCAATTTGACGCATTGGTAAGTTTTGCCTTTAACGTCGGCCTTGGAAACCTTCAGCGCAGCAGCATACGGATGCGCTACAACCGAGGTGACATAGAAGGCGCTGCCGACGCTTTCCTAATGTGGACAAAGGCGGCAGGGCGGGTATTACCGGGATTGGTTAAGCGTCGTCAGGACGAGCGCGCAATGTTTTTAACTCATCTTGGATCGTCTTAATTTCTAACGCCAAGATCGTCGCCTCTACGACCAACCCTGCCTGACGTACCGCTGCCAACGCTTGATCAACCTTGACCTGCTGGCTGTATTTCCACGGCATCCGCGCCATTTCGTCGCGCCACGCCCCCGGTGGTGATTCGTTATCAATCAAAAGTAATCCCTCCCGCCCCTAGACGCCCGCCACTCGGGATTAGGGACGCTTGCCCACTCCCGCCGCAGCATGGCGTTACGTTCCAGCCAGAACCGCTGTAAAGCCTTTATAAACCGTCTCATGGCATACCCTCAACGCTGTAGTTATCGGAAGGAGAGCGCCAGTCCCTTGGCACTTCCCCTCCGATCCATGACGGGTCTACCCACAACAGCCTGTTGTTGGGGTACGCAATCCATTGCCCGCCGTCTAAAGCGATAATGTGATGGTCTTTGGACTGGTCAGGCACTTCCGACCAACCACCGTCACACCAAAATACGGTCATCAAGTACGTCCCCGGTCGCTGCACTCCGTCACGGCCTATCGCCTTGACCCGGTGGTTACGTAAAAACTGCACCTCTTTGACCTGACAGTTGCGGCTAAAACTATCCCACCACACCGTCAGCGGCAGCGCCATCTCGGGACAGGGCTTGCTACAGAGCGCATGAATCGGGATACGCGCCCATTGTGCGCCTGACTCCAACATGATTTGGAAGTAGGGTACGCGCATAGGTTCTGCACGAAAACCAAACACGGTGCAAAGGGTAAACTCTCCCTTTCCCTTTTCATGGTCGTGCAAAAACTCGTTACGCACATATGCCGTGATGTACGGCGTGTCAGCCCAGAAGTTCATGGCTTATTCTCAACTTGCATAGGAGCCTTTGCCCCGCACACAGGGCAATAATTTACTTGGCTCTCATACTCATCGTTGCCAGCCCAGAACTTGCCATCTTCATCTTCAGTACAATACTCAATTGCTTCGCCATAAGCGTTGTATGGCGAATAAAGTTTGCATTCGTGTCGGTTGTTCATGGCGGGCACCTCTCGTCTCGCACTACCGGCAACGGAGGGCCAAGCAGTTCAAGCCAGCATATCTGGCACCACCGCCCCTCATGCCCCGGAATCGTGCTTTGGATGGAATAAACGTGTATGCCGTGTTTTGGGCATTCCACCGCTGGCGGTTCGTAAATTACTTTTGGCGTATCTTCAACAATGTCGTCGCGGGTCATATTAACCCCTCCTTGTGTAACTGCCAGATCGTTCGCGCCATGCCGTCGTAATGCGCTAGGCGTAACTCGTCGCGTGACAGCCCACTTTTATGCGTCCTGCCATCCACTTCGTCGTGGCAGTTAGAACAGCACCACGCCCCTAGCAGATCGGGCGATTTCAAAGACATTCCTGACACCCCTGCTACGCGGATATGTGCCAGCACGACCGTCTCGCTGTTGAAGTTACAGACGCCCGGTATACGCACCGTGCAGCCGCGACCTTTAGCCTCTTTACGCAGCATAGATCGGCTCCGGTAACGGCCCAATGCCAATCTCTATCAGCCTGTTCTCAATGCCGTGCAGGTATTCGGTAAATTCTTGCTTGGTCATGCGTGAGGTGCGCTTGATTGGTCGCAAACGCTTTTTGCCAAGCCCTGTGAGCGTTTCCCAGCCGAATATCTCACCGAGGAAATACTCATGCAGGTCATCGCGTGTCCAACCTTGTAACGCTTCTCCACCCGCCTCCATGATCATGGGATAAACCACACCCCAGAGGTAGGCCAACTGCTGTGAGGTTTTAGGCTTTTTCCACTCGGCCACCTCTACCGCCCACACCTTGCTCGGGTCTAGCCCTTGCGTCATGCGGATCACGGCAGCAGCCATTTGTTCTGGCGTTGTACCTTTCGGAAAGATGCGCTTCATAGACTCTGCATCACCTTGTACCACTCCTTCGCGTACTCAACGTGCTGCCACTCTGGGAACCACGGCCCGCCACGGGTCATGTGTACGCCAATCGGGTCAGGTACATCAGCCTTGGTGTGCCAGCCTTCCAAATAATTAAACGTCTCGGGCAACTTGCCAATTACATCATCGGTCAACCATTCAAAGCGATGCAGATACATACCCGACTCGCTGTTGACTACTTCTGGCGTCAACGCTTTGACTTGCGGGTGGGCGCAGTTAATCCACATGAAAGACGACCAGTTCTTGCGCGGGTACGGGTGCTGCAACGCACCGTCCATCTTGGTCAACTCTTTGGGCTGGTAGTCGTGCTGGACGACATACAGCGCTTTAGACGGGTCGCAGTAGCCTTCTAGTTTCGTAATGTCACCACGAAACAAAAAGTCACAATCCACGAACAACGCCCAACCCTGATAGTTCGCCAGATACGGCGTCAGGAACCGCGTAAAGGAAAATTCAGTAGATGACTTGGGATCATGTGGACGCCAGTACAGCCCACGATCACGCAGATCGTCTTGCTTGAGCGGCACCACGATCACTTCCTCGGTGGCATGGTTCAGCAAGGAACGCTTTGCCACCTCATACGCAATATCCTCGCGTTTGTCGTAACCCATAAAAACAATCACAGTTTTTCCTCAAAATCTATGTAACGCCACGCCAGATATTCTGGCTCTACCGCATAAACGTCGTAGTCATACCCGCGCTGCGGGTCTACCTGCTTGCGCACGATCCAGTCGGGAAACGTGGTACGCACATCCACCAATGCCGCTACCGTCATGCTTTGACTCACAAGGTAGTAATAATCAGGGCGTGGGTGTGCGGCATCAAACGAGGCTTTAGCGCAGATCGTGGCAGTATCAAACGGCCATTCACCATACGGAAAATCCCGCTTTAGATGCTTTACCTCTATCCGCTTCCCCGATGCGTACACATCCCCCTTATCGGCGTACTCTTTACGGTCGGCAAAGTCACGCGCCATCCGACGCTGTGGCAATGTCACCGTGTGCCCAAGGTTCAGCAGGTAAGTCGCCACGACAATTTCTGCCGGGCGACTGGCCTTAAACCTTGCCTCAAAGTCAGAATGGGGTGTCAAGGTCATCCCAATTTTTCTCGGTTATCTGCGGCTGTTTGGTTGGCTGACGTTGTGGCTCGCCACTACGCGACAACTTCCCCTCTCCTTTTGCCTCAAACTTCAGCGACAGGTAAGCGTCACCCGTTTTTTGGCTCACTTTCTTCCAGCCCGACACGTTGAAGTCCACGTTGTTGATCACGCACGATCCACGAAAGTCAGGACGTTTAGCGTTCTCGCCTTTGTCGTTCTTAAACAAGACGCCACGCATATTTGGGTCAAACTTATCCACGGTTCTGCTCCTTTGCCATTTGAATGTACTTCTTGATCGCTGACCGTTCCTTTGCCGTCAGTACGTCTGCCACGGCGATATACAGGTCATGGTCAGGGTTAAGCGCCTCATGCACGGCTAACACGGCAAGGGCAATGTCCTTTTCCTCGGCGTCTAGGTCAAACGCGCTACGGAACTGCTGCACAAACTGGTCACGCTTGCTCTGGTCAACCTTCTTGCCCAAATCGCCACGCGGGTCGTTAGTGAACCGCCCCTGTGCAGCCTCGGCGTCATCGTCAATCTGGGCAAGCCCCACAATCGCTGCGAGGGCGTAGCGACGGGCGTAGGTAATGGCGCTGCCCTGTGCCTGTGGGCTGGCATCCTTGGCGCGGATCGGCAGTTCGCTGCGTATCCATTCACCGCTGCTGTGCGCCAGCGTGGTTATTAGCACCGACTCGTCGCGTTCCCAATTAACGGATACCGTCTGAATTACCGCGAGGTTGTTAGCGGCTAACTGCTTGCGGCAGGCATCCCAGCACGACGCCAGATCGGCGTACTTGGACTTAAAGAACGGGTTGCTGCTGTCTTTCAACGCACCCGTAATGTCGGCTTGCGCCTTGGATAGCGCGGCGGCCAATGCGCCGATGGTTTCACTCTGCATCGTCTTGCTCCTTTAGTTCATCCAATGCCCGGTTACAGGCTTCAATGCGTTCTTGTTCTTCAAGTTGCTGCATCAATTCGTCTTGGTGATGCCACCAAGTCATATCGTCATCGCGCATGGCTGGCTCGCTCCTCTGCCGGTGTGCAACCGCCGTCACCACACGGGTCGCAAGCGGCGGCAATTAAAAACAGAATGGCGATGGCAATAAACTGCGGGTAGGGGCTTTTCATTCCAGACCCCCGTTACGCAGCGCATCAAGGGTGGCAATCTCGGTCAACTCAAACTCGTCGTCGGCTGACAAGTCGCCAATGTCTAACTTGATGTTGTGATTAAGGCTGGAGGCGTGTTTGTCGTTGTCCAAGTAAATGCCGATCAGGGTGGCGCTTTCTACGAAGATGCTGCCGTCCATGTCTTGGCTGTACTCAACGTCAACTTCAAACTTGTTGCCGAGGGCGTAGAAAGTGCCAAGGGCTGAATACTTGTCGTGCATATCTGTTGCTCCTGCGTTGTGTTTATCAACGGTTGATAGGATAGTTGTCTTGACACGGCAATGTCAACCCCCCTATCCTACAAATTATGAAACCACAGCAACTCATCAAGAAATACGGCTCCCAGTACGCTGTTGCCAAGGCTTTTGGGGTTACCCGGGCGGCGGTACAGCAATGGGTCAAGGCGGGCAAAGTGCCAGATGCTCGCCTTTGGCAGTTACAGGCTGGCAAGGTTGCCAAGCCGTGAGGTATGGCAGCGTTTGTAGCGGCATTGAAGCGGCTACGGTGGCATGGCATCCCCTAGGGTGGGAGGCGGCTTGGTATAGCGAAATAGAGCCGTTCCCATGCGCCGTGCTGAAACATCATTACCCCGCCGTGCCGAACTACGGCGACATGACCAAATACGAGGAATGGCCTGATGAACCAATCAACCTTCTTGTGGGAGGAACCCCCTGCCAGTCATTCAGCGTCGCAGGACTGCGAAAAGGATTGGCTGACCCGCGTGGCAATCTCATGCTCACCTACGGCGCAATTGCTCGCAGATATAGGCCCGAGTGGTTGGTATGGGAGAACGTCCCCGGTGTCTTGTCGTCTAACGGAGGACGGGATTTTGGAACCTTCCTCGGAATGTTGGCAGAACTCGGGTATGGGTTCGCCTACCGGGTTCTGGACGCTCAATACTTCGGAGTGGCCCAGCGACGCCGCCGTGTGTTCGTTGTCGCAAACGCTAGAAGTTGGCAACGTGCCGCAGCGGTTCTTTTTGAGTCCCACAGCCTGCAGGGGCATCCTGCGCCGAGCCGAGAAGCGCGGCAAGGAACTGCCACCAACACTTGCGGAGGCGTTGAACTCTGTGGCCCGCTCAACGCAAGAGACTATAAAGACCCCGGCACAGACGGAATGAACCACAACTCTGCCAAGATGGTGCCTGTATCACGCGCTTTCACCACCTCAAGCCTTGCCGAGTACCGAGAGGGCGTAGGCACGTTGCGAGCCAATGGCGGTGACCTTGGTGGCGGTAGCGAAACCTTAATTGCTAAAACGCTAACGGCAGGGGCAGGGCAGCGGTACGACTTTGAATCAGACACGTTTGCTATCCAAGCAACCGTTATCGGCAGAGACGAACATTCTGGCCCGAATGGATTAGGTGCTGATGCGACGGGCGCCATGTTCACGCTGACCAAGACAGACGTTCACGCTGTTGTTCAACCCGTTTTATACCAAGATAGCCAATACGGCGTCGGTGCATATCCAAATGCGGGTAGTTTGCGAGCCGGGCGTATTCCCGAGCATCAAATGGTTGCAAACGATGCCATGCAAGTGCGCCGCCTCACCCCCGTTGAGTGCGAGCGTCTGCAAGGCTTCCCAGACGGTTACACGAACATCCCGTGGCGCAAGGCAACCGAAAGCCCAGACGGCCCAAGGTACAAGGCGTTGGGCAATAGCATGGCTGTGCCTGTCATGGCGTGGATCGGTAACCGCATCAAACAGGTTAGCGAACTATGAGCCGTACCGCCTACCACCGTGCGTATTACTACGCCAACGTAGAACGCCGTAGAGCCTCTGCGAGAGCCGCAAGACGTAAGGCGAGGGAATGGCACGCGGTTATTAGGATTGTCTCTGACGCCGTTACAGACGCCAGAAACGACAAACCCCCTTTCGGGGGCTTGACGCGGTGGGAAACACACCATACGCTCGGGTTGCAGGTAAGCGTGGAAGGAAGTCTGACGGACTGTTCTAGTTCTGTCAATCACCCCACCACGCCGATCCACTCGGGCACTCTGGTCGGGGAAACAACGCGCAGAGTGACCTTAAACCTACACCGGGGCAGCCAGCCTGTAGGTGCGCGGCGTATCGTCGGGAAGCGCAAATGGCAACCGGAGCAATCTGGTGAAAAGTAGCCGACAGCAGGGTGGCTCCGTCAGTCATCAATTCTCTGCACGA